ACAACGAAAGCGAGCCGGGCTACATCGTGCCGGCGCCGGGCCGGGCCTGGCCAGCGACGCAGGCGCGCATCAGCGCGGTCGAGGTGCAGTACTCGTGCGGCTACGGCGTCGACGACAGCACGGTGCCAGACGAGATCAAGGGCTACATTCTGGGCAAGGTCGCCGAGCACTTCGCGCCGGCCGGCACGCCCAAGAGTGAATTCTTGGGCGGCCTGCTCGATCGCGCGCGGGTGTACCTGTGATGAACGATCGCATCACGCTGCGACGCAGCGCCGGCAAGGACAAGATCGGGCAGCCAATTGGTGCGCCGGTAGACATTGCCACCGTGTGGGCCGATGTTCTATTTCAGTCGGGTGCCGAGGTGATGCGCGCCGGTGCCGACACGGCGATCGTGAAGTGCTCGATCCGGATCCGCGCGCGGCCCGACGTCGACACTGGCGTGAGTGTCCTATTCAAGGCGAAGGTCTACGACGTCAAGTCGGCGCTGCCAGATAGCCGGGATTCGGCGTTCATGTTCCTGGTCTGCGAGTCGACGTCATGATCCGCTTCGACACAACGCAGCTGATGGCCGCTGTGCAGCAGACCGTCGACCAGGTCGCCAGCGCGATCGACGAGGACGGGCTGCGCGCGGTCGGGTTCTCCGGCGCCGAGCCATTCCGTGACGAAGCGAAGCGCAACGCCCGTGCACGGGCCAAGACCTACACGATCCACGACAACATCATCGTCAAGCGGCTCGAGGAAGAATCGGACGGCGCGCGGCGTCAGGTCTACCTGGTCACGGTGCGCGCCGGTACGTACGGCGGGACCGATGCCTTCTACTGGCGCTTCGTCGAGCGCGGCCACAAGTTCGTGCCGCGCAACAAGAAGGTCAGCAAGAAGACCGGGAAGAAAACTGGCTGGGAGGCCCACCGCCGCGCGGCCGAACTCGAGTACGGCACGGCCAGCGCGCCGGCGTACCCGTTCATGCGCCCGGCGTACGAGAGCAAAAAGCAGGTTGCCGTCGACGCCATGACGAGCACTCTGACCCAGCAACTTGCGAGGAACCGCACAGGATCATGACACCCGAAGAACACGTACACAGCGCGCTGAGCCACCTGGCCGGCGGCCGGATCTTCCCCGACCTGGCCGAGGTCGACACGCCGACTCCGTACATCACCTACCAGGTGGTGGGCGGGGAGCCGATGAACTTCCTCACGGGTGACCGTCCGGACAAGCAGCGCGTGCGCATCCAGGTCAACGTCTGGGCGACGCGCCGCATCGAAGCATCCGAGATCGGCATGCTGGTCGAAGACACGCTGCGCTCCGCCAGTGCGCTGCAGGTCGAAGTGGCGACCGGACGCGTGGCGACCTACGACGAAGGAACAGATCGCCGCGGTGTCATGCAGGACTTCATGTTGTTCTGCTGACCCGAACCAGCTTTATCCCCAAGCCGTCCTGAGAAATCAAGGCGGCTTTTTTCTTGCCCGGCTCCCGGGCTTTACCCCCTGAAAGGCCGATATGCAATTGCCAAATAACATCGCGTTCGCTCTGGCGTCCGTATTCTCCGCCGCCGTTCTCATCAGCGCCGCGAGCAACGCTTCGGAGGCCGTGTTCACGGCCACCAACACCTTCGCCGCCGGCGACTTTGTCGAGTACACCGGCGGCTGGGGCAAGGCCAACGGCCGCGTGTTCCGCTTGAAGGCGGCCACCGCTACCTCGTTCACGGCCGAGGGCCTGGACACCACCGACACCAGTCTGTTTCCGGCTGGCGCCGGCACCGGCAGCGTCCGCAAGATCACCACCTGGGTGCCGATCGTCGGCGTGACCGGTGCCGAGATCTCGGGCGGCGACGGCAAGAACGTCGAAGTGCCGCTGCTGGATACCGACGCGCCCGTAATGCTTCCGGACGGCTTCACCGCTACCACTGTCACGCTGACGACTGCCGACGACAAGTCGCTGCCACACCACGCCGCACTGAAGAAGGTCTCGGACAGCGTCGCGCTGACCTGCCTGCGCGGCCTGCTCCCAGGAGGCGGCGTGCTGCTGTACGCCGGCTACTGCTCGTTCAACGAGTCGCCGAGCCTGTCCAAGGGCAGCGTCATGGCGGTGAAGTCGATGTTCTCGCTGCAGAACAAAGTCGTCCGCTACTGATCCGCGTTGCCAGCTGGCGCCGAATGATCGGCGCTGGCCTTTTCCAGCCCGCGGGGTAGCGCCTCGCGGGTCTTTTTTTTACATCCCCCTGAAAGAAAAACATCATGGCAAAAGCAAAACTCTCCCTGGCCATCGCCGCCACCTTCAAAGCGATCGTGTCGATCCCGGTCGCGGGCGGCAAGGCTGCCGACGTCGAGTTCATCTTCAAGCACCGCACCCGCGACGACTTCAAGGAATTCGTCGATGGCCTGCATGGCGCCGAAGACGTCGAAGCGCTGATGGACATCGCCAGCGGCTGGGACCTGGACGAACCGTTCGGCAAGGAATCGATCGAGAAGCTGGTCCAGCGTTATATGGGCTCGGCCCAGGCGGTGCTCGACGTGTACATCCGCGAGCTGACGGGCGCGCGCGCAAAAAACTGATCGACGTTGCCACTGCCATGTACGAGGCCGGGCCCACCGACGACGAACTGGCGATCGCGGGCCTGACCAGGGATGAGGTGGCAACGTCGGTCGAGATCTGGCCCGACAACTATCAGGCCTATCTGCTGTTCTGCACGATGGACACGCAGTGGCGAATCGGCATGTCCGGGCCCACGGGCCTGGACTATGCAGCGCTGCCGATGGCACTGCGCATGATCGCCGCGCCGCGCACCGACTGGCAGCAGCTGATGGCCGACGTTCGCGTCATGGAATCCGCGGCGCTGCAGGCGATGCGCAAAGAGTAACCCCAAAAGCAAAAGCCCCTGGCGCGCAAACGTCAGGGGCTTTTTGTTTCCTCCGTACCGACATACGAAAGAACATGGATGAAGTATACCCCGAAAAATCAGGTGAAAGTGGACGGAAAAATGAGCGAACAAGGTGCGGACGTGGCCGGCAAGCGACTGGCCACTGCGGCAACGATTGCCGCAATCGGCTTCTCGATCGGCTCAGCGTGCGCCGGCATGGCTCTGCTGATCAAGCTGTTCGTATAGTTGCCGGCGCCAGGGTGGCGCATGGTTGAGTTGAAGAATTACATGCTGCCATTGGGCAGCTTTTTTATGGGCGGGCCATGAACGATACTGTCAACAACGCAACGATCATGATCACCGCCGACGCGAGCGGTGTCGAGGCAGGTCTGCGCAAGGTCGATGATGCAACCGCCAAGACCAGCCGAAACCTTGACAACCTCGAGTCCAGCGCGAAGAAGACGACGGCTGCTCTGGAGGGCGTCGCCAACACGCCAGGCATGGAGACGGCCGGCGACGGCGCCGGCGTGGCAGCTGGCCGCATGGACCGCGCCACCAAGAACATGGCTGACTCGATCCAGCGCACGCTGGCCACGATGAATGCCGGCGCCAAAGGATCGGCGCAGTATTACGAAGCGCTGGCGAACTCGCGCGGTCTGAACGTCAACGCCCTGCGTCCATACCTGGATCAGCTAGACGAGATGACGAAGAAGAGCGCGCTCGCGGCCGATGCCCAGCGCAAGCTCGACGATTCGACCCGGTTCCTCGATAGCCTGCGTTCGCGCACCGAGGGCATCGGCAAGTCCGCGTCCCAGCTGGCCGCGCTGCGCGCCGAACAGCTGGGCGTCAGCGACGCCGCAGCCGAAATGATCCAGAAGCTGCGCGAGCAGGAGGAAGCTGGAGAATCGTCGTTTGGCAGCATCAGCGATAACGCAGGCAAGGCCAAGGTGGCGCTGCTAGCCGTGGCCGCAGCCGTTGCGGCGGCAGCCGTGGCCGGCGCAGCGCTGATCAACGAAGCAATCGGTGACCTTGGCGACCTCGATGACATGGCCCAGAAGACTGGCTCGTCCGTCGAAAGTCTGTCGAAGATTCAGAAATTGGCCACGGTATTTGGCGCGGACATGGGCGCCGTCGACAGTGCCCTGACGAAGCTGTCCAAGGGAATGGCCGGCGTTGACGAGGACAGCAGCAAGACCCTCAAGGCGCTCAAGGCTTTGGGCGTTGAGTCACGGGATGCTGCTGGCAACCTGCGCGATCCCTCCGAAGTGCTGATTGATGCCTCCAAGAAATTGCAGGGCTACAACGATAGCGCAGCAAAGACGGCACTGGTAAATGACCTTCTGAGCAAGTCGGGGCCTGACCTGCTGCCGTTCTTGAATGACCTTTCGGAAAACTACGACACGGTCACTGGCACGTCGGGCGCAGCCGCGGCCGCAGCGGCGGGGTTCCAGGACAAGCTGGGCTGGGCCAAGCTCGAGGTCAAGGGTCTGGTCACGTCGATTGCAGTCGATGCAGTGCCGATGTTGAACAACCTGGCCGGGGCGTTCTCCGACGTCTACAAGGAGCAGGTAAATCTGAAGAAGGGCGATTGGTCGTCCTGGGTTGATGAAATCGGCCTGGACTTTGCTAAGGCCTCCGATGCAGTAGCAAATTTCGCCAGATATTCCGGTGTCGCTTGGGATGCATTTAAAGCGTTGCGCGCCGGTTTCGCGGTCGTGGATAACGTTTTGACTGCAAGCCCGGCAGAGCGAATGGTGACATTCGCCAAGGGCGGTGATGGTTTCGCAGACGTCAAGAAGTCGTTTGCTGATCTGCAGCAGGCTGTCAATGACGGTTGGGAGGGAGTCGACAAGGTCAACAAGGGCCCGACTAACTCATTCGAGGCTGCCTATCTGAAGCGACTAAACGCCCCGAAACCTACCGCGGCGGCACCTGCTGCAGGTGGCGGGGGCGATCTTGCCTATGACTCTGGCGCCGGTGCGGCAAAGGCTGAAACTGCAGCGAAAAAGGCGGCGCAGGAAGCGGCGAAAGCGGTCGCGGAATATGAGTCCCTGGTCGATCGAATCAACGGCAAGAGTGTCGGCATCGATGCCGATTTCTACGGCAACCTGGCCAAGCTGTACAGCGGCTACCAGGCTGGCAAGCAGTCATTGCAGGAGTACGTCGACACGGTCGAAACATACATCGGCCAGCAGCAATTCGTGAAGCAAGCCGAAGACGAGCGCCTGAAGTCGCTTGAAAAATATCAGAAGGCGTATGACGCTGCGAGCAACGGCGCGGATAAGGCGGCCAAGGACCTGCAGGCCCAGCGAGATGAAAACGACCAGATCGGCGCGGCGAAAGATGCGCTCGGCGAGCTGAACGCGAAGCGCATTGAAAGTCTAGCCCTGCGCGCTGAAGAGCAAATCTGGGTGGCCGAGGGTCTCGACATCACCGGGCAGCTGGCGGAGGAGTACCGGAGAGAAGCGGCCGCGCTGCGAGAGCGAGCTCAAGCTGTACGTGAAGGGGCTGCGAAACAGGTAAGTTTTGACGCAGCCAAGAAAGCCGGCGAAGAGCTTGACCGGCTTCTGGACCCGACGAAGGCGCAGACTTTCGGCGAAGCGCTGAAGGGTGCGTTTGGCGCGGCCGGCGATTCGATGACGCAGCTGGTCACGGCGCTGGACGCCTACGGCATCCGTCAGGCCGAGGTCGACAAGGAGCGGCAGCTTGCAGCTGTCGCGTTCGCAAAAGATTCCCAAGGACTGGCCAACGCCACTGCGATCATCAATGCCAGGGAGGTGAAGTCGCGCTTGAGTGGCTACGGCGACATGGCCGCAGCGGCCAAGGGCTTCTTCGCTGAAGGCAGCAAGGGCTACGCCGTACTGTCGGGCGCCGAGAAAGCCTACCGCGCGGCCGAACTGGCGCTGGCGCTGCAGGCGATGACGAAGAAAATCTTCTTCAAGCAGGGTGAAGTGGTCGCAAACACGGCGCTGAACGCGACGAAGCTGGCCGGCGAGGCTGCGGCGAGTGCGGCATCGACCGGCTTGGCTGCGACCGAGGCCAGTGCCTGGGGTGTGACTGCCGTGGTCAAGGCCATTGCGTCGCTGCCGTTCCCGCTGAATCTGGCGGCCGGAGCCGCGACGCTGGCGGCGGTGGTGGCCATCGGCGCGAAGATGGTTGGCGGGATCGGCGGGGGCAGCATCGCTTTGTCCGAGCAGCGGCAAAAGGCGCAGGGCACCGGTTCGGTTCTCGGCTCCGACGAGAAGTCGGCCTCGATCGCCAACTCGCTCGACCTGATCGAGAGCGCGACGTCGAAGGAGCTGAACATCAGCACTGGCATGCTGGCATCGCTGCGCAATATCGAAGCCGGCATTGACCAGTTCGCGTCGCTGCTGGTGCGCACCACTGGCGTGACGGGCAAGTTCGGCGCCGACATGGGCAAGAACGTGTTCGATTCGAAGGCGATCGGCATTGGCGGCGCTGCTCTTGGTGGCATCGCTGGCGCGGCCGGCGGTGCGTATGTCGGCATGGGCACCAGCTACATCGGCGCAATGCTGGGTGGTCCGGTCGGCATGGCCATTGGCGCGGTGCTCGGTGCTGTCATCGGCAAGACGTTCATCGGCAAGGGCCTGAGCAAAATCTTCGGCGGCAAGCAGACGGTGGAAGACACCGGCTTCACGATGGGGAGCGCGAGCTTCGGAAGCATCATCAACGGTGGCGTCAGCGCATCGCAGTATGCCGACATCAAGAAGGACGGCGGCTGGTTCCGGAGTGACAAGAAAAGCACGCAGCTGGAAGGCATCGGCGCCGAGGGAAACCGTCAGATCAGCACGATCCTGACGTCGCTCTACGACACCGTGTTCGA